GCAATATTCATGGCTAATACTGACGTTGTTTTCAATAAAAATGACATATTAAGTTATGACAATGAAGATTATAGAATATTAAAAACCATTGAACGAAAGTTGGGCACAACTCACTTTTATAATATGGGTAGATGTTTTAAAATATAATGGTAAGCGTTGAACAAGCAATCCAGAATTTTAAAGATGGTCTTGCTAACGATTTAAGAAATGCTTTAGTAAGGAAAGCTCCTGTTGATACTGGATTATTAAAAAATAGTATTACAGTTAGAATTGAAGGTGATATGATTAAAATTTATATGCCTAAATATGCTATTTATTTGGAGTATGGGACTGGTATATATGGTCCTTTAAAACGACCTATAACTCCAAAGGAAGCTAAAGCGTTAAAGTTTAAGATTGGTGGTAAAACTATTTTTGCTAAAAGCATTAAAGGAATGACACCTCAACCTTTTATTAGACCAGTGTTTCATCAAGATTTTATTAAAATAGTTAATGAAAATGCGCAAAGGCATTTATCGGATGTGGATATATGAGTATTACAAATTTATTAGACGAAAAGAAAATAAAGTTAGAATTATGTATATTCCTTAGAAATAGTAATATATTTAGTATTACAGATAGAGGAGTTACAACTGAAACTGATTCAGGAATGTTTAGTTCTGATAGTACACATACTTTAGCAGTTACACCTACATTAATTAAGAATGTTCGTAGTGTTGTTATAGGCGGTATATCACTTGATTTCGGGACAGATTATTTAGTCGAATATAATACTGGTGTTATTAGTTTTGTTACATCACAAACAGGTATATATAGTATTATATACGATGTAGGTAATACTGATAAAATATTTACTGATATACCACAAGTTAATCTTACAATAAACAGTTATCCTAGAATAGGGTTAGGTGTTACTAGTACTATCATTGGAGAAAATGATGTTAGTGGAACTAGTAATATAACTGAATTATTATTAAGTTTTTATGTTTATGGTGTTGGAACAGATAACACTGACGATTATATAACAACTATTCGTAGTTTATTATTATTAAATAAAAGTTTTTTTTATTATTTACGTTTTATTACCCCAAGTAGTATTAGTCCTATGATTAATGAACCTGCTAGAGGAGATAAAATATTTACAAGAGTATTGGATGCATTAGCACCATTAAATATTGAGGTTATTAATTAAAATGAGTAGTCAAGGAAGTATGTACACAAAAGTACAATATGGTGCTGAATCATCAGCATATGGTACTGAAACAGGAAGTTATACAGAAGCAATTAGAGTTCAAAGTATTAATATTGAATCGGATAACGGTTTTATACATGATATAGGAATTGGTGAAGGTTTAAATGCAAGTAATACTTATTATGGACCTTTTGATTCAAGTGGTAGTATTAATCTTAATTTAACAGATTTTGATTTATTAAAACATTGGATTGGTCCTAAAAGTGGAGCTGGTACAGTAGGAGATCCTTGGATATTAACTGAAGCTGAATATTTAAGTACAAGTAGTTCTAATCTACAACCTTTTAGTATTGAAGTTAAAAATGATGATGCTGAAGATTCTATAAGTGCAAATGTAGGTTTAGGTTGTACAGGCTCAAGTTTTGGATTAACATGTGATATTGGTGAACGATTAAAGTTTAACGGAGATTTTGTTGCACAAAAAAGCGGATTTAGAAGTACAGGAGAAACTTATGTTCCTAATACAGAATCATCTTTTATTATGATTAATGGTACTTTCAAATATGGAACTTCTCCAGTAGCATTACCAGGGATCCAAAGTTTAAGTTTAAATTATGATAATAAACTTGTATTAGATACAAGAGAAATTGATAATAGATTTTTAGGTATTCCTAAGTTAGGAGCACCTAGAGAATATAAAGGTAGTGTTAGTATTAAGATGAATAACGCATTAAAAACAACTATTATAAATGGTTTTTATGGTAATCTTACAACTGGACTTTATACACCAAACATTGCAGATGTAAGTCCAACAGATAGTGTTGAATTTGAAGTTACATTATATAGTAAAACTAAAGTATGTGTTATACAATTAGATAATGTTGTTATAGATAAACTTGTTAATAGTGTTAGTTTAGGTGGTGGATTAGTATTATTAAGTTTTGAATTTACAGCAAGAGAAAGTAAAGGAAACGAATTTGTTAAATGGTGGGCTGTATGATTTTTAAAAAGAATAAATTATCTAATGATTTTGTTGATTTAACTATTGGTAAAGTTTATTTTAAAAAAATAACTAATAAAATTATAACTACTATTGAAGTTATGAGTAATGGTAATAGTGGACTTTTTTTTAAATTGTTTGAATATAAACTTATTAATTTATCACGAAAGAAAATAGATAACTTATTCATTGAAGATGCAACATTAATACGGAAAAAGTTAAGAGAAATATTATTAAGATATGAACTTATTAAATTAGAATTACCAGTTGAAGAAGTCAAAAACAAAGATGGATTCACTAATGGTGAAATTGAAGTGTTTAACATTTCAAAAAATGAACTAATCAAAAGACATATGAATAAAGGTGCTAATAATGGTAGATGAAATAGTTGCTGCAAGTATAACAATTAATAGTGATAGAACTTCAGGTAGTAAAACATCTAATACTAGTAGTAAAGATACTCAATTATTACAAAAGATGTTAAAAGAATTTAAAAATATGAATAATACTATAACTAAATCATCTAAAATGGGTATGAGTGGACTTAGTGGAGGTGTTCTTGGTAAACTTTTAGGAGGTGTTGGTGGTGTTGTTGCTGGTGGGGCAGCATTAATAGGCGGGGCTTTAACTGGAGAAGTAGAATTAGAACGAAGAACTGACGGAACTGGTTACCAAAAAGCTTTAGTTGATGGTGAAGAACAAATAATTAAAATGAATACTACAAATGGTAAAATTTTAGATGTTCTTACATATCAAGAAGCTAGGGATTTAGGTATTTTAAATTTAAAAGGAGATATTATTCATCAACATACTTTAACTAAAAAAGAACTTCAAAAACTTAATGATAAATATAAGTTTCAACAAGATAAAATGATTATTACTAGTCAGCAAGTTGAAGCAATAGCTAGTTTAGAATATGCACATAAATTACAATTAGAAGAACAAAATAGAATACAAAAAATTATTAATCAACAATTAAGTGATAGAGCTAATATTAAAATGAAAACTGAAAGTGTAGACACATTTACAAGCTCATTCAATGGTTCACCATACGCAGCTTCATATTTAGAAGAACAAGGTAATTTATTATATCAATCACATTTAGAAACTACGTTAAACCCAGTGTTAGCTAGTTTATTAACATCAGTTGGAGAAGCTCCAGTTATTTTTACAGAGGGATTAAATCCAACTTTATTAAATTTAGAGTAATGAGGTAATATTATGAGCAAACCAGAATTAAGCATATTCGCATTTCCAAAAGGATTAGGTACAATATATAAAGAACAACTACAAATTAATGTTACTTTTTTAGAATTTAATATTCCTTTAACAGGTTCATCGAATCATCTAAGTTCAAATTTAGGTGGTAAAAAAAGGATAATTATGATTCAAGGAGCACATGATGGAACTCATTTTGATGGTACAACACCAAATGGTAAACTTGGAGATTTCGTTTATGAAATAGAACAATGGGTGAATCAAGGTGTTCAAAGTATAGTAGGTTACACAGATAGTTTCGGCGTAACTTATTATGTTCATTGTTTTGATTGGATGTGGGTACGTTCACCACAAGACCCTCATAGATTATTATATACATTATTTATGGTAGAAACGGCTTCAATAGTATAAAATGAAAAAATATAGTTTTTTATTAAATGGAATAGAAGTTGGAGATCCAACACAATCTGGTAATGGTTACGTTTTAGCTAACACTAAGATAGATTTAACTAGATTAAATAATACTGGTGATTCAGCAAAAATAATATTAAGTCCTCTTGTTACAAACATTGTGACACCTATAGTAGGTCAAACTATTGTTATAAGTAGAGGAGATGCAACTGCTTATGAAGATTATAAATTTAGAGGTCAAGTTAAACAAGTTACTTATTCAGATAATAAATATACAATAACTTGTAAAAATAATCTACAAACATTAAAATATAAATTATTAACAATAAGTTATGATAAAAACATTGATTCAGAAGCAGGAGAACTTAGTGCTATATTTGCAGATATAGTAACTAGAGGTGGACTTGTTCCAGATGTTGTTTCATCAGGAGTTAGTGTTTCTGATATAACAATGGATAAATATGTTAGTAGAAAAAAAACTTATTTGAATCGTTTAAATAATATAAGTACAATTTTAAATTGGACTTTTTATGAAGATTATAATACTCAGTTAATTAAATTAAATCCAAAAGGGTATGTTGTATATACAACACCATTAATAGTTGGTACAAATGTATATAATTTACCAAAATGGAATCAAAATATAGAAGATATGAGAAATGTATTAACAGTTGAAGGGTTCTTTGAAGAAGATACTGATATATTAACTGAAACTGGTAATGGAGTAGATTATCAATATTCGTTCCCATCAACACCATTAATAACAGAATGTACAGTAGATGGAGTATTACAAGTTAGAGGTATTCCTGGAGTTACTGAAACTTATGATTATCACGTAGACGTTGAATTAAAAAAATATATATTTAAAACTCCTCCAATATCAAGTGCTGCTATAATAATGAAATATACTAGAAAGATATTAAGTAGTGTTTCTGGTAGAGAACAAGATAGTATAGATAGATATAATGTTGAACAAGAAGATTCGTTTAAATTCGATGATGTATTGACAACTGAAGATGCAGAAACACGTTTAACACAATTATTAGAATTATTAAGTGTAGCAGACATTGATACAACAATACATGTTGATGCAACTACGATATTACCTGGTTATAAAGTAACTATTAATGATGTAAACCAATCTGATTATGATGGTGATTACATTGTAGAAAGTGTAGTTATAAATTATCCATCTGAATATGATATTATTAAAATAGGAGTTCCTAAATATGATGTTAATAGTTTATTTGCAACAATAAAAGAAAAATTAGAAGCATTAAAAGGTACTTCTTATGATACTAACGATATATTAAGACAAGTTATTAAGATTAGAGATACATTAATATTTAAAAGAGATAACATTACAGGATTTAAACGACCTGTTAGTGGAGCTATATATGGAGATTCTAATTTAGGAATTTATGGAACTTCAATATATGGTGATAGTACAAGTTTTATACTCGGCGATATAAACTATGGAGTCTTAGGTGCAAGTACTTTAGGTGATTCAGGTAGTGCATGGGTTGAGTTTTACAGTGAGGATTATTAAACAAAATGGCAACAGGCGGAGTAGTAACAACTAATGGAAAGAATTGGTTGTTAAATAGAGCATATAAAAATACTAGTGATTATAATGAACCTTATTATTTTATGTTTGGTATAGGTTTAATAACACCAGTTGAAAGTGATACAAGTTTAGAAATACCTATTCCTATATATCATGGAACTAATAATGATGGGGGAGATAATACTTTAATAGGTTCTAATGGTGGTGATGATTCAACTAACAATATTACAACATATAAACAAGGTGGTAACACTTCAGATGATAAAGCACAAAATCTTATTACAGATGGATTAGGAACAAACGCTACTAAAACATGGACTATAGCTAATTTAGCTACTCTAGGAAATATTATTACTAGTACTGATTATATTTCTAAATGGATTTATATTAAAGACCAAACAACGTTGGACAAAATAGTTCAAATAGAATTTAAATATGGTAGTGACGCAAGTAATTATTATAGTAAAATAATGTTGAACGTTAACTTAGTAATAGGTTGGAATTGGATTTACAGTTATCCTAATACAGTTGAAGATTTAACAGAAACAGGAACAGTTACTGGTGACATAGATACTTTTATTATAGAAATAACAACTGATGATATAACAAACGAATTTATAGATGGAGACGTTGTATATGATTATTTAAGAAGTTATGTTGATACAGATTTATTATTAACTTTTCAATCAGGTTATCCATCATTCCAAACTGTTGATAATAAAGTTACTATTAGAACAAAATTAGTAACTATTTATGGTAATGGATTCGATATATCAGAAGTTGCAAGTTTAACCAAAGAACCTAATCAAATAATGATTACTAGAGACGTTATTTATCCAGAAAGTAAATCTAGAACAGATGAATTTGCTTTCAATTCAACTAATCAGGTGGTTTAAATGAACGACACAATAATAACTTATTTAGATAAAACGTTTACTAGTGAAGGACATAAAAAGTTTTTCACTTATTTAAAAGAATTAATAAAATTATTACACGAAATAAAAACTTATCCTTATGTTAGAAAAGGTAACGCTTTAGGTATACCTGATCAACCTTTTTTTAAATATTACGCAAACAAGGGTGAATTAGTAGGTCAAATTAAAATGTTAATGAACATGTTAGGTTTGAAAGGTGTAGAAATAGTTTTAGATAATAAACCAATAATGTTTGAATTTAAACAAAAGGAGGATAAATAATGGTATTACATAAACATGAAGACGGAGATATTATTTACGCAGATGAAACAAATCAAGATAATGCAGAAGGTTATGTAGGTATTGGTTTAAATCTTATTAGACAAGCTCAAGCTGGAGTTATAGATTTCAGTGCTGGTGGATTTGATTGGTTCGCAGATGCTTATATTGATAGTAATGGACAAATGAATACAGTTAGTGAAAGTACAGCTT